CTGGCTTGCCTTTGTGGCCCCATAGTTAGGGGCAATGTCTGGAAAAGTAGCCATCAGCGAGTGAGCAGTCCTCCAGGACGTTTCTGTTTGATCAACTCAGCTTGCACGGCTTGCCCAATCGCCTTGCCAAGTTGACTTGCGTCGGGCTGATTACCTTGCACGCTGCTACCTGTTGCGTCAACGTTCACAACCACATTACCGATGCTTCCTGAAGACTCAACACCAAGTCGACCATTAGGCCCACGACGCAGCGGCATAATCGCCTCTGGTCCGGCCTCACCCATAAGCCCGGCACCATTCGCCATTGGGAACAGCGTCGGCTTGTTGACAATGCCACCCATGGCGTAAGGCACGATCTTGTTTTTAGCGATCACGTTGCCCTTGGCGCTTTCGGTGATTTTGGCAACCTTGCCGAGTCCTGGGAAGATTGCTTCAAGCGCCTGGAAGAAAGCAGCACGGGCGAAAATACGCGACAAGTCTTGCAGAACTGAGTTCGCAAACTCATGGAAACTTGCCTTGCCTGTGGCAACGAAGTCTGCAAATACATTGGCAAACTTGTCTACCGCCTCAACTCCGTATTCAGCCAAAATATCGTTCAGGTTAGTGGCTTCTTTGACCAGTTCTCTCAAGCCATCAACAAAAGACTTACTTTTATCTTGGCCCGCTTTCACGCCATTCAAGATGGTTTCGATAATTTCTGCAATCTCTTCTTGAGTCAACTTTTCTGCTAGCAGCAACGGCAGCAATTCTCTTTGCAGTTGAACCCGTTGACGCTCTAGTTCATTTTGGTTAAACGTCTCTTGGGTAATTTCTCCTGAGGCAAGCCTTGCCTTGTCGACTTGGGCTGCAATATTTTCCTGAAGAGTTTGCAGCTGCTGTTCGATTTGCAAACGAGATTGCTCGGCATTGAAATGTGCCTCAGCCTTTGCAACAATTTCCTCGTTTGTTTTCAGTTCTTGAAGGCTAATCTGCAGCAGATCGTTGGCAAGTTTCGCCTCAACATCTGCAAGAGTGATGACCTCACGCATTCCATTGATGCGTGCTTTCATCATGTCATCACTGATATCTTTTTTGCCACCAGCATCATCAAAGGTTTCAAACTTATTAATGCCAAGATTCTTCAAAAGCTCTTCAATATCAAATCCGCCGTCTTCTTCCGTGCGACCAGCCAAAGCAGCTCGAATGCCAGACAATTGCGTTGATGTAATTGCCCGGGCCTCGGCCAATCCCTCTTTCGTGCCAATTGACAGTGCCGGCAAGTCTGGATCCTGCAAGCTCTCC